AATCATGGCTGGCAGAGAAAAGATTACCAGCTCTCCTATTGTTATATCAACATGGCAATCAATACACAAAATGCCAAAACAATGGTTTGAACAATATGATGTTGTTATTGGAGATGAAGCTCATCAATACAAGGCTAAGTCACTAACATCTATCCTAGAGAAGATGACAAAGTGTTCAATAAGATTAGGGTTCACTGGTACACTTGATGGTACACAAACGCATAGACTTGTACTAGAGGGTTTGTTTGGTGGTGTGAAGAAAGTCACCACAACAGCAGAGCTAATAGAACAAAAGCATCTAGCAGATTTTAAGATTCAATCAATTATTTTAAAACACACCGATGCTAACAGAAAGGAATTCTCTAAGGCTGAATACCAAGATGAACTTGATTTTATTGTGAGGTGTGAAGCAAGAAATAACTTCATATCTCAGCTTGCCCTTCATCTAAAAGGAAACACATTGATACTTTATCAATTTGTTGAGAAGCATGGTAAACCATTGCACGAAATGCTTACTAAGCAAAACAAAGACGATAGACACATCTTTTTTGTGTCAGGTGAGGTAGACGTTGAGGATAGAGAGCTTGTAAGAAAAATTACAGAGAAGGAAAACAATGCCATTATTGTTGCCTCTTATGGCACATTCTCAACTGGCATAAATATTAGAAACCTACACAATGTTGTGTTTGCATCCCCAACCAAATCAAGAATTAGATCTCTACAATCTATTGGTAGAGCATTGAGAAGAGGCGACAATAAAGAGCAAGCTGTGCTTTATGATATATCCGACGATCTCTCATGGAAGAAATCACAAAACCATACTCTAAAGCACTTCATTGAAAGGGTTGGAATATATACAAGTGAGAAGTTTGAATACAAAATTACAAACTATCAACTGAGGTAATGACAATGGCAGCATTCATTCTTATTAAGCTGAGCGATGATGACTCTTTTATCATTGGCGAAGTGCACAACGAAACAGAAGAAGATATAGTTTTAAAATACCCAATTGTTATGAGATTAAGAACAACTGTTAATCAAACAACAAATGTTACTACATCAAAGTTCTTACCATTCTCAGAGAACAACATTGTTGCTCTTAAAAAGTGTGCCCTAGTAGGGTTTACAAAACCCAATGAGAAGATTATTAAATACTATCTAAGGTTCTTACAAACCTTCCAATCAGTGTTGGACAATGATCTTGAAAATGATATATGTGGCTTACAGGATGATTCAAACTTAAATCCTCTTGATTATGAGGAAGAAGATGAAGAGGTAGTGCCCTCTCTACCCATGGCACCAATGCTCCACTAATAGTTTCAGAATCCGACAAAGCCGATTATACTTAAATCTGCGTGCTAGGTCAACAGGTTGATTTAAATTTACAATTGTGTTATACTACTAAGCGTTTCAAAAAGGATTAAACATGGAATCTAAACCAAACCACTACGTCAGCAATGATGAGTTCTATAAAGCAATTGTAGAGTATAAGGCAAAGGTGAGAGAAGCTGAAAACCAGGCTCTGCCTAAACCAGCCATCACGCACTATATTGGTGATTGCTTGATAAAAATTGCTACTAAACTTTCCTATAGTCCAAACTTCATCAACTATACTTTCCGTGATGAGATGATAGCAGATGGTCTAGAGAATTGTATCAATTACTTTCATAACTTTGACCCTGACAAATCCACAAATCCTTTTTCATACTTTACACAAATCATTTACTATGCTTTCCTTCGAAGGATTCAGAAGGAAAAGAAATATCTTTATGTTAAGCATAAGGCAACGCAACAGAAAATGATATCGCACGAACTAATGAATATTCAAGAGCTAGATGAGCTTGGTGAGTTTGATATAGAAATCAATGACTACACATCTAATGACTATATGAATAACTTTATTGAACAATTTGAGGCATCAGCCCTAAAGAAGAAGATGGAAAGGCAAGCCAAGAAAGGTTTAGAGAAGTTAGTTAAGGAAGATTAAATTATGCGTGTTGCTCTGATCAATGATACTCATTTTGGGGGCCGTGGTGACTCCCCTATATTCTCTGAATATATTGGCAGGTTCTATGAAGAGGTGTTCTTCCCATATCTCAAAGCCAATGACATTGATACAATCATCCATTTGGGTGATATTGTAGACCGTAGAAAGTATATCAGCTATCTCTCATTGAGAAAGTTTAGAGACCAGTTTATTAACCGTGTTGTTCATGCAAACTTTAACTTGCATGTAATTATCGGGAACCACGATACGTTCTATAAGAACACTAACGAAGTAAATTGTATGACTGAGTTGTTTGGTACTAATCCACCAAGCAATATCCAATGGTATACGGGAGCAACAGAAGTAAAGTTTGGTAGTACAAATATTCTTTTTGTCCCTTGGATGTGTAGTGATAACTTTGATAGCACAATTGAGAAGATTGCTGATACCGATGCCCAAGTATGCTTTGGACATCTTGAGCTTGCTGGATTTGAGATGCAAAAGGGTACAGTTATTGACCATGGGTATGATGCAAAGATTTTTAAAAAGTTTGACATCGTGCTCTCTGGTCACTATCACCACAAGTCAACAAAGGGCAATGTAACATATCTTGGTTGCCCATATGAAATTGTTTGGTCTGACTATGATGACCCTAAGGGCTTCCATGTCTTTGATACAGAGACAAGAGAGATTGAGTTTGTACCAAGTGTGTTGACCCTATTTGAGAAACACTATTATGATGACCTTGGTAAAGAAAGAGAAGATGTAATTCTTGATGACTATTCACACCTCAAGGGTAAATTTGTTAAGGTTGTTGTCAAGAATAAAACAAACCCATATTGGTTTGATAGTGTAATTGATAGAGTGGAAAGAGCGGGTGTGGCTGATCTGCAGGTTGTTGAAGATCATTTACATCTTGACTTAGAAGAAGATTCAAGTATAATATCCGAGGCTGAGGATACCATTACGATTATTAGAAAGTTCTCTGACCAGTACATTGGCAATAAAGAAAAAGTTCCAACATTGAATAAGTTACTTGGCGATTTATATATTGAAGCAATGGAAATACAAACAAAGCAATGATTTTATTTAAGAAAGTAAGATGGAAGAACCTACTCAGTACTGGCAACATTTTTACTGAGATAGACCTCACCAAATACAACTCGACACTTATTGTAGGCACAAATGGTTCTGGTAAGTCAACCATTCTTGATGCTATATCGTTTGCGCTTTATAATAAGCCATTTAGAAAAATCAATAAGCCTCAACTCATCAACTCAATCAACGGTAAAGATCTTGTAGTTGAGCTTGAGTTTGTTGTAGGCAGTAATCATTATAAAATTGTGAGAGGCATCAAACCAAGTAGGTTTGAGATTTACAAGAACGACACACTCCTCAATCAGGACGCTGATAGTAAGGACTATCAAGAGGTAGTTGAAAAGCAAATTGTTAAAATGAACCACAGAACATTCTCACAAGTTGTGGTTCTTGGTTCTTCCACATATGTCCCCTTCATGCAGCTCACTGCAGCAGCGCGTAGAGAAGTTATTGAAGATTTGCTAGACATTCAAGTATTTACTACAATGAACACTCTTCTGAAATCTAAAATATCAGTAAACCAAGATAGCATCAAGCAATCCAAGTATGATAGTGATCTTATTGAGGAGAAGATCAATATTCAAACTAATTACGTCAACTCTTTAGAGAAAGATGTAATATCAAGAGTAGAGACATACAATAAGAAGATAGAAGAAACAGAAGAGCACATTGCTGTACTTGAAAAGATTATTAGTAAAAATAACGCTACAATTGAAACATTGCTCAACGATACAATGGGTCTGGATAAACTCCAAAAGAGAATGGAGAAGTCAGTTATACTCAAAGAAAAAGCAAACGACAGACTAGTTAAGCTTGATAAAGAAATTAAATTCTTCCACGACAACAATGATTGCCCTACATGTAAGCAAGGAATTGCACACGAATTTAAATCAGAGTCAATTGTTACTAAGCAAAGCCAAATTAAGGAGATTGCTGATAATCTTACGCTGCTTGAGAATGACTACAAAAATACTATTGATAAAATATCAGAAATTAACCGCATCCAACAAAACATACAAACCTTCCAGCAAGATGTTTCAAGATGCAATTTGGAAATTGATTCTGATAAGAAATTTATTGAGGCCTTTCAGCAAGAGATTAGTAACCTTGAAAACAATACAGCAAATGTTGATATTGAGAAAGAAAAACTAAAG